CTAAGTTCCTTGCTAACTTTAATAGATTTTTTTATATTTTTAGGAGTTGCTATCTCACTTTTTTTATTTACCGACTTTGTAGAGGTTGCTGTATCCGTTGATTTATCTTCAGTATCTTTACCCTTATCTAATTTATCAAGATCTTTTTTAGAAGCATTCTTTTTAATAATTTTTTGAGTTTTAGGATTTACGTTTTGTACTGCATAAACATTACCTGATTTTTTGTTTTTTACTATAGATTTTTCGGTTAATCCATGAACATACTCCACAATAAACTTGTGAGGTAATCCGAAATGATATAAAATTTCACGCAGATTCTCGATGTGATCTGGATTAGATACATCAGGTTGACCATCGTCTACACGATAAGCCCATTCAGCTAGTATTTTATTTGTATTGAATTTCATGCATGTATTCCATAATATAATTATTAGATTGCATGTTCAAACACTAGAGATTCTAGAGTGTTATAAGTATCTCCTATCTGACCTTTCACAGGATATTTCATAGCATTTTTAATGTCTACGAAAAACTGTTCGCCGTCAGAAGGGTTAAAATCGAATGTAAATGAATCGTAGGTGTATAGTACCAACTTAGATTTATAACCACTCATTACTTTGAATACCTCTTTTAGTATCAAAACGTTGCTTTCCGTTTCCAGTGCTTGCAGATAATAATTAAACAGCTTTGGAGCGTTCATCTCCGTTAAATTGTCCGCATGTAACCTTCTTGTTAATAAGTATGTAGTTATAAACTTTTTCGACTTAAATTGTTTCCATAATTCGCGAGTAAATTCGTGTACTTTACCAAAAAACTCTATCTCACGCATCTCTTTAGGAATACCACCATAAATTATTTTGAAAGATAAAGCTTTAGATTCACGATATTCTTCTTCTGTAAGTTCGTCTTTACCAAAGTACTGTTTACCAAGATATTCATGAACAGAAGTATCAGGAAATGTATAACCTACCACATCAGCCATTAAACGGATATGATATGCATCAAAATCAAACTCTAATATTTTACCACCATCAAATCGACTAACGAATCTATCTCTTGAACCATCCTCTTTATTTAATGCAGCATAATTTATACCACCATATCTATTAGATGGTCTACCAGTTGATGTATATGGATTATACTGTGTATACTCCATACCTTTTGTAGTATATAGACCAGCTTGCTCTATACCGTACAATATATACAGCATATCTTCATTATATCTAGTGTATGAATTAGCCTGTTGCTTATCTTGCGTTATATACTGTTTGTACGTGATATCCTTAATGCTCCTGCATTTTTCCAGATGTTTATATAAAGGTATAACCGTGTTTACTCTTGGAAGACTTGAATACCTTCTTTCTATAAAGTCATGAGCTGGAGTTGTAATATGGGAAGTATCAGTAGGTTTATTAGAGACAAACCAACCAGCCATATTCAAATCAATAATTTTACGTGAACGTTGTTTACTCCACTTAAAAGCGTGTAAAAACTCTTTTTTATCATTCACATAAATATAAGAAAATTTAGCTAGTATACCTTCGATTTGATCTACAGTAAATTGGATATCAGAATCTGGGTGATTGATAGGTATTATAAAATCACGTTCCTTTGAAGCAATATATAGTAACGATAAGGTATTTTCATTAGGATGTTTGTATAAATCTGTAAATATAGGTATAGCGTATATCTCAGTTTGAGTTTGAGACAAATCAAAAATATCTAATATTGTACTTCGTGATTCTACTATCATCGGAACTTTCTTTTATCTAATATAGGAAAAAAAGTTCAGATCTACAACTCTATGTCAGTATTTGAATCACTATTGTTAATATCATATGGGGAAAACTTTGTCAATCGATTTTTTAAAAGTGTGTATAACCCTTTTATTACTTTACTCTTTTCTATTAGAGTTCTAGCGTTAGTATTACTAACACCTGGTGTAATAATAAGACTACCACTCTTTACATCAAATTCAGGTCCCACTATCTTCCATCTCAATACAACTGACTTAAATAAACTTGGATTAATACCAGCAGTACCATCTGAAACAGTGCTATACTGATCTTTATCAAGCTCGTAAACTCTCGCTCGTTTATCATTACGCTTTTGAATAAAATACCTATTAAAAAATCCTCGTTTAATATCACCTTTATTAGGAGCTATAACTGCAGGAGTTGGATCGTCAAAATCTAAATCAGTTGTATAACCAACCCCTTCTGCAAGCCCTGTATATATTTGCGATTGTTCGTTAAATACAGTCTTTAAAACAAATAGCGGTTGCTCTTTGTCAGCATACACCCTACCAGTATAAGGTCCACGAACAGTTATATTATAATAGCCTATATATTCTTCACCTCCTATCATGTATTCACCACCTTTAGTGTACTGATTTTGTCGTTTTATGTAGCTTGGAGTATACATTAGAACATGTCACCTACGCCAAGTGGAATTTGATTACCATTATTAACTGCACGTTTCTGTTGACCGTTTTCGTCTATATCAGTCTTATTTGTTGGTAATGGAGGTGGAGTATAAGTTTGCGTTGAGCGTATCACTGCAGCTCTTTTAATTTTAGCTGCAGCTTGTACTTCTTTTCTAAGTGGTGCTGTACCATTAGCTTCTGAATAATATATGATTTTGTTAAGATTTGTATTAGCATCTGATATATCACTGACAGTACCACCTGTATAATATAATCCTGCCATTAAATCAGATTGCGTATCAATTAAATCAAGTTGGTTCTCTTGTTTATCATTTTGTGCTTGTACTATCATTCCTTCATTAGGGTCTATACCATCTCCACCCATTACTAAACCTTCACTTTCTAGAGATGCAAACATTGAACCAGGTAGAAGTTTACCATTATTTGATTTAGCTCCTGTAGTTTCTAGATCTTCACCTTCTCCAACATTAGTTGCTTCTTCTGATATAGCTGCAAGGATTGCTTCTTCATCACCTCCACTAAGATTGTTCGGTACCTGACTTAACCGTATTTTGTTTAACGTACTCTCTAGCGGTGCCCATCTAAAACCTGCAGTTATAGTAGTATTCCAACTATTAGGTGATACTGAGTGCTGCACCTGTTTTGCAAATAAATAAGTTTGTGAACGATATCGTTTAGGTAAATAATCAATAGCCATTGTAGTACCAAATTGCAATCCTGATACTCCATCTATTTCAAAATCTACATCTAATGGTATTATGTTTTTATTAGAAAGTTCACCCTTTTTTACTGTAGCTCCTGTAAATGGTGTATTAGCAGCTATATATAAAGCGTTAGTCATTTGACTGCTAATAGAAGATTTCATAGAAAGAGATTTAACTAAACTTGATAGATTATCTACTCCAAATTCAAGAGCCTGTACTTTTCCAGACCAACTAAAGTTACGGTCAACACAAGTCATATACCCTGGCTGTTGGTCGTCCATTCTCCATTGGAATGCCCATATATTAGCACAAGAGTAGTTTATGTCGGTTGTTACTCCATTTAGAAAATCAGCTAATGAACTAGCAGCCTCTGCTTTTTCTAGTAGCACATCTATATTGACAAATATATTAGCTAGAAATCCAGCTCCAAATTCACTTTCACGATTATAATCAATAGCTCCCATTTCTTTAGCTATAGTGTCAGGTACATTAAAATCTACACCTCCTCCTTGTAGCCCAGTAGGTACATATTTTTTAACTTTAGATTTTTCACTTGCGTCGTATTTATTGGTAATACCAACTTGATTCGGTAATAGACATACACCAGGGTCACAGGATAATAGTTGAGGGTGATTACTGATAACTGATACAGGCCTTTTAGGAACTGTTGTTATATCTTCACCTTCTTTTTCTACATCTTCTACTACTTTGATTGGACCTGCACTTAACCCAGCATCTTGTTCGTCTGGACTACCACCAATAGATAGCATAGCAATTGGAGGTGTTATGTTGTTATCCCCTACTTCAGCTCTTGTATGGTTAGAAGTAAGACAATATAATTTATTACACAATCGATCTACTATATCACCAAATCTAACGTATAGTTGTTTTTTTCTATGTCTATCGTTTTCTTCAGATGCTTTTGAAGTATCACCTGTATTTAATCTGTAAAATTTACATTTTAAAGGTCCTATTGACTCTTTAAAATCTATAGTAAATTCTGATATAGTGTTGTTTGATCCTTGACTTGACAGTTTTTTTGATATAACCTCAAGTGCTGAAGTCAGAGTAAATCCACCACTTGGTAGTTTAGCTTCATCAGCTGCAGTCATTTTTAAATTATGAAAAGGAGTATTTACGTTAGCAGTAAATATTGAATCACCAATATCAGCTATTGTAGTTGTACAATCAAAAGATTTATCCTTATTTATAGTCCAGCTAAAGTTTACAATTGTACCAAATAGACCATCATAACACCCACCAGATGCTAGTTTGTTTTCTTGAATTTCTCTATACACTTTACCAGGAAATTTTAAAGTATCGTCTGAGAGTGTGACTCCTGGTATTTTAGTACTAGTAAATTCAGATCCTGCAGTATTTATTGACCAACCCCATTCTAATAACACCTTAAATCCTGGATACATATAGTATTTTTCCATTCTTTCTAGATCATCTAGTGTGTGGCATTTGAATGCTACTACAGCTTTTTTTAATGCTCCCATATCACCTTTGTAAGTAACTTCAATATTAGTTATACCTGGTGATGGTCTTAAGCGATTCTCAAGTGGGGTTATTTTGGTTTCATCATCCATACTATATTGAAACGGGTTTATATATGTTTGAGAAAAGTTTCTTGAAAGATTAAGATTTCCTCCATCTAAACCTTCTGGGTCTATTTGACCGATACCACCATAAAGTATGTGTTGAAATCGTGTTTCATTGGTAGGTGCACCTCCTCCCAATAGTACATTAGTAGTTGCAGCTTCAGCGTACAATTGAGATATATTGTTTCCATCTTTGTCCAGTTTAGGTACTGCATTTGAGCACATCCGTATCCATGGTGTTTTTAAATGGTGCCAGTTTTTTAAATTTTCTGCTCCTGATATAGCTTTTGAATCTTTGTCTTCACGCTTTCCAGTGATACCCATGGTGCGTCGGATCATCTCTTTCATTACGTATTTATGTGCTTTTGCATCACCTACACCTGCCATAACTATTTCCCTATACTGTTTTTAATTTGCAAATCTTTTATTATTTTATTAATATCACCAGGTATAAACAATTGCAATCCTGGTTCTATAAATAGACTATCCCCTGGTAATTTATTTGCAAGTGCAATTACCCACCATAATGTACGATCATTAAAAAATCTATGAGCTAATAGGTCCAATCTATCAGTAGTTTTAGCTGTTATTATTGTATCACCTGGTCGTCTAGATATCTCAGGCAGTAAATTAGTTGTAAGTCCAATTTCACCATAATGTAAATCATTCTCATGTGTATCTAAATTTACAGTTTTTTTATTGTATAAATATCGTTGCATATAATCTCCTATTTATTTATTGGTAACTCAGCAAAGAAAGTTCCATCAGCTGTTTCTGGTGATACACCTCCACCTATATGTATACCTGCCATAGATGCATCTTTACCAAACACACTACTCATGTGTGGACCATCACCTATAACTGTAAACCCTAATGCTACTGATACAATCTGAGGTAACTGTGCTACTCGAGTTGATTCTTGTTCTAAATTTATCTCCCATGGATAATCATTATCTACTGTAGTAGCTATAGAGTTAAAATATCCTGGACATCTAAACAGCCAATCACCCATGGTTAATTTAATTAGAGGAGCTATCATAGATTCCCGAAATGCTTGATTAGGTATAGTATCATTGTAATGTGGATATGCTAAACCGTATAAATAATTAATTTTCTTATACATAGGGACCATACCGATACGTGATAAAGATGCAAATTTTAAAGTGAAGGTAACTTCACGACTAGCACCACTATACGAGTGTACTTGATCTGGCCTTCCAACATACTGATTTTTAGTCCATTCAGGTGTTATTGTATCTGATATTTCAGACAAGTATGAACGGAAACGAACTATTTTTTTAGAGTCACCTACTGATGATGGTATATCTTCAACCATTAGTTTAATCATATCACGTTGGCCATTTATTTCATCAGTCTGTACATCACCGTAATCTTGATCGAAATCTATATACTCATCCATACCATGATCTAGACGGAAGTTCTGATCTTCACCATCTAGTGGTAAGAAGTTTCTATCTCTGTCAGCTCCATAAGGTGTGTAACCAAATTTAGCATCTCGACTATAATCACTATAAGGAAACGTACCACTGTCACCTAGTGATAGCATGTCAGGGTTTGATCGAGTATCACCGATTTCTTCAAAAATATCTTCTCTAAAATCTTTAGCTACTCCTTCAAAACCTTCTCTGTTATCAGATGCCAAAGCTAAACCGTAATGACTTATAGTTGAATATTTAGCTAGCAAACTACTTCTACCACCTTGCCCTTCATCTTGACTACTTTCTAGAGATTCACCAGTTAAATGTTCACCTGCATTGTAATATCTTCGTATAGTTGTACCACCAATACCATATAACGATTTAGGTCCAGCAAAAGCGGTATCTGATAGTAGATCTATTTTTTGACCTGTAAATCCTAGTAGATTCCCTAGACCTAAAAAGCCTCCAGCTCCATTACCTGAAGCTCCGAAGTGTAATTCATCTTTAAGACTCATTAACCTATTACGACCACCTTTACCTACTTTTGCAGGCCCAAATTCAGCTCTATCAGCATCGTAAGGGTTAATACCACTATGTGCTTTAACTGCAGTTTCATAAGTTGATTTATCTTCACCTATACCATTTAACAGTCCATGTCGATACAATTTAATACCAAACGGACCAGTTAACATATTAGCTAGAAGACCAATACCTAGATTAAATACTCGTGTTCGCCTGCCTAAGAATGCCATTTCAGTTTCAACTTTAGGGTTAGAAGCTTGAAGCCCTATCTGTTTGAGTCCCCACAATAATCCTTTGATAGGATCAGAAATAATATGTTTTGTATTACGTACAACATCTAACAATGCTCTATTACCTAGAGTTAAAAATCCACCTCTGAAAGCTCCTTCATCAAACGGTGTACCTTCGTTAGAAAATCCATTCCATTTTTTACCTATATCTCTTAAAATATGAGGTTTTTTATATGATTTTAATCCTTTAGGATCATCACCAGTTCCACCAAACGTTAAATCATGACCATAAGTACCATCAGTATCATAATCTATAGTTCTTGCAAATAATTCGTTTCTAACAAACCCTTCTCTTTGATTAGCTACACCAGCTGAACTGTAAGATAAATTTTGTGTATTGTAGTTCGGGTATCCATCTACATGAGTATAGTTAGCTACGACTGCTGCTTCACCAGTAGGACCAGTATTAGAAGGTATTAACACTTTTATACTATCTAGAGGTGAAGGTGAATGTTCTCTGCTGGCAAAGTTAGCTAGAACACTTTTTGGATGTGATCCATTTAATTCAATATCCGCTTCAAAGTTACCTAAACTATTCTCATACTTATTACCTTCATTAAAATGTAATCTATTAGGGCTTGCATTATAAAGGTTGTATTGTACTGGATCAGTGCCTGCTAATTTATTTATTGTAATTTGAGGATTAATTGGTATCTGTTCTGCTAGAGATGAAATATACAATCCTCCATAAGGATTACCAGCATCAGCAAATGGGACATCATACATTAACCTACCTGTCCCTGCAGGACCTACATCAGTTGGATATTCATATGTCAATGTACCAGGAGTACCTGCTACACCATTGAACTGGGTCTTAGGTAAACCTAAATCAAACATTTGAGGTGTAAATCCTTTAGCTCCAGAAGTTGTATCATCAAATGCATTAATTATACCAATATCACCTGATGTGTTACCTCCAGAAGTAAATTCACCAAGACCGGTTGGATTATTACCCATTACTGGTACTTGACCTTGAACACCTCCGAACGTTGAGTGTGTAAATCCTTCTGTCTGTAAACCTATTTTACCTCCACCTGCAAAACTCTCTAAACTAAACTGAGAATCTTCTATTGGTTGATTTTGTACAAAACCATTAGGAAATAAAGGAGTTGTATAAGGAGTAGGATATGTATTAGTAAATAAACTGTTACCTATAAGGCCAAAACCTAAACCGTGATTATCTGGATATGTGTAATCACCTGCTGTAGCTCCTTTAAATTGCGTAGGTGTACCTGTATCAAAAAATGTAGTAAATCCTTGAGCATCTAAGTTTTCAATATCTAAGAAATTAACACCTTGACTTGAATCTACTGATCCATAACCTAGCTGCATAGAGTCAGGGTATGTATATGTTTGACCTGCTATCCCTTTAAATTGACTTTCTAATACAGAATTTTTAATTGTAAATCCTGATGTATTTACATTTGGTATATCTGTAAAATTTACTCCAGTTGTTGTGTCAATGCTACTTACCTCATGACGTCCAGTTAAAGTTGATATTATTGGAGCAGTATCTGACGATTCAAACCTACCAGTAAGTTGTGTTATAGCATCATCTATACCACTAGTTTCATGACGTCCAGTTAATACTGATGTCAATGGAGCAGTATCTGATGATTCAAATCTACCAGTAAGTGTAGATGTAATTGGAGCAGTATCTGATGATTCGAATCTACCCGTTAATACTGAAATAACTGGTGCTGTATCAGAAGATTCAAATCTACCAGTTAGTGTAGATATTACTGGAGTAGTATCAGAGGATTCAAATCTACCTTGAAGTTGTGAAACTATAGGAGATATATCACTAGTATCAAATCTACCTGTTAATGTTGAGTTTATAGGTGCAGTTGTACTATCTATATTATTAGCACCTAGAACTGAAGTGAAAGGTGCAGTTGTACTGTCTATATTATTAGCACCTAAAACCGAAATTGAAGGTGCAGTTGCACTGTTTATGTTATTGGCACCTAACTGTGAAGTTAAAGGTGCAGTTGTACTATTTGTGTTATTGGCACCTAGAGTTGAGTTTAAAAGTGCAGTATTAGATGATATATTGTTAGAACCTAGTATTGATCCCATAGGTGAAATATCAGATTTCAATCTTGTTGTAAATGGAACTGATGATAAAGTTGGTATATCTGACTTCATTGCAGTGTTAAAGTTTACAAAAGGTATTGGAAATACATCTGATTTAAAGTTAGTAGTAAAAGATAATGTAGACATAGGAGCTATATCAGACTTCATATTAGTAGTAAATGCAGAAAATCCCATAGGTGCTATCAATGATGATTCATGTCTACCAGTTAATGTACCTGGTAAATTTATCTCGTTTGGTATGTTGTTTTCGTTTGCCATTATGCGTTATAGTTTGCTTGATTTACTGCAGCTGATACTTTAGCTCCATCCATGTATACGTCACCTTTTTGTCCTGTTACCATAATTAGTTGTTCTAGAAGTTCTTCTACTCGACTCTTTCCACCTGAAGCTGGTTTCTGAGTTATTCCACCTTTTTTAGCTATCAAGTTGTCATCTTCATGTGTTTCAATCATTTGACCGTCTTTAGTTAGGATCATGTCATTTACTTTAGTAATAGGTGATTTAGCTGTTATACCACCTCTTTCTCCCATCATTTCAGCTGAATCGAGCATTTTTTTATCTAACCCCATGTTCATTTTAGCTTTATCGCTGACTTTCCCACCTGGAGGTACGTCAAATCCTGGATCTCCTTTTATTGAAAATCCATTTCCAGGGCTTTCAGGATTTTCAAATATAGTAAACCCATTAGCTATATTATCTTTCGCTGACGATAATTTATTACCAATATAACGGTTAAATACTGTTTTATCGATTTCATTACCTATATTTAAACGTTCTACTGTATGGAATCCCGTTCCAAGTACCTTCGCAGTTTTAGTACCTTTAATACCCAACTTGGTTGCAGCTGCTATATAACCAGCTCCTGGAATAGCGGCTGCTGTAGAGAGTGCTGCATGAGCATAGTTACCCTCTCTAGTGTATGCTGCTGCGTTAGCTAAATCGAAAACCCCTCCTACTATTGGAAGCAAACCAAGTAAATCAAGCGCTAAATGCATAGCAGGAGACATTGTATTATTTTCTTCTACCAATCCACCCAAACTCCTATTTCGTATATACGCCTGTATCTCTTTTTTACTCATACCACCTTTTTTCATTTCTTCAACTATTGGTACGATAGGGCCCCTATCTCTCATTTTCATATCCGCTTTCGACATACCTTGTTGAGGATTTAATAACCCACGAAGTGATTCGCTATCAAAATTGAATCCATATTTACCTGAATCAACCATTTTATTAATCGAATCATCCCTTCGAGTATCCATCATATAGCTAATTCTATCACCACCTTTTGTATTTCTAGTTGATAAAGGAAATATTTCACCTGCTGGTTTAGTTGCTACATTTTCTAATGGAGTTCCAAATGGGCCAATAGTACCCCCTGCTTCAAATTTACTGGTAACACCTCCATCTCCAAATGCAACACCTCCACCAGCTTGATTCAACTGTGATAGTTGATCTTTAAACATGGCAGTAGAACGTTTATTGATTACTGCTTCACCACCTTCTAGTTCACCATAACGAGTTGGAATACCACCATTTGCATGGGATGGTCCATAAGTTATACCACCATCAGCTAGAATCCCACCTGCAGCCTTGGTACTTACGTCTTGAACGTTAACTACCTTACCACCATTCTTTCCAGGAACTATCGCATCATCTAACGTTCTAGCTTTATGCTGATCATCAATAATTCTATTCTCCAGAATTTGATTCTTTTCTTGATCTTTAGTATATTGCGTTTCTAATGTGTGTTCTAAACTACCTAAAATATCTTCAATAATATCTGCAGTTTTTGTTTCTGCTGAAGAGTAAAAGCTTTGATTATCGGCAGCTACTTTTATAGCTTTTTCAATTTGTTTAGTAGTTATTGACGTTATACCAGTTTGCTCTTTGATAAGGTCTTTAACAAGTGCTACGTATTGAATACTTTTACCTTTGTCGGTAGCGTCCGATTGATCCCCATAAGAGGCTGAAAATACATTGTATTTACTAATAGCACCATGTTCTGCCACTGCTTCTTTAATTTCATCTTTAGTAATAATGTCCATTGAAACACTTTCCGCCTGAAGCTTCTTATGGTCAATATCAGCCTGCGTTTTATAATAACCTCCTTGTTGTTTAAGTTTTTCAATATTGTTTTGAGTTTCAGTAGCAAAGTCGTGAAGTTTAGTTGTAGCGCTACCGGTAGCTATATTTAGAAGATCTTGAGTTGATGCACCATTTGCAACAGCTGTTTTCCATTGTTTTTCGGTTACATAACCGGCATCTATCATCTTTTCCTTAAATTTTTGAACCCCTTTAGAGGAAAGATCGTCGGTACCACCTGCTAATTCTTGAAAGCTTTGATTTATTATATTATGATGTTTTTGCTCGGCCATACGTAGCTTGTCTTGCTCGCGTTGTTGTAATTTATCATATTTTGCCTGCTGCGTGACTAACCCTTTTCTTGCAGTATCTAATTTATCATCAAATATACTTGTTTCAGCTACTAAATAACCACCTAGATAACCAAGACCAGCTCCAACTGCAGTACCTATACCTGGTAATATTGCAGTACCAATAGCTGCTCCAAGACCTGCTCCTACCATTTTTGAATTAGCTGCTCCTTTCTCCTTGCCTGTTGCATTACGTTTTAAAGTTGCAACATCATATATACTTTTACCAACTATAGCACCACCAACTGCGAATCCTCCTAAAGCCATACCAGCACTTGAAGACATACCACCCAATCCTGCAGGTCCACGAGCTCCTCCAAACATTTTAGAACCTATGTTTTGCATTACACCACCACCATACTTGTTGGCTGCAAATCGCTTATCTGGTAATCCACCTTTTGTAAGAGGTCCACTAAACATTTTTTTTAAACCACCAAACATACTACTCATACCGCTACCAGACATAGAAACAAACATTGGTGTTAAAGGTGTAGCACCTAGAAGCATTTTAGCTCCTAACAGTACAGCAATTCCTTTACCTATAGTTTTACCTACACCTTCTGCTTTTCCGTAACTTCCTGAAAAATCTTTAGATGCAAAGCTTTTAAGAAATCCACCAATTGCTCCTCCTGATAGTTTATCTATAAATGCAGCAGTACCCATTACTGCGTCTTTAATACCTATTATTATACCTTTTATAGTATATAATAAATTTTTAAATCCGGTTTTAAAAGCAGGTGATTCTAGAAACTTGAAAAAGGTTTTTTCTAAATCTTTAAGCCCTGTACCAAATACATCCAGGAATAGATCACCAATAACTTTAGCTATACGCTCCATTACACCTAAACCAACATCTAATTTACCTAACATTGGTAAAGCTTTTTCTGCTAGATCATATTGTTTCTGAACAAGGTCTTGTTTCATTTGAGCTTGTTTAGCTTCACGTTGCCTCTGTGCCGTAGATTTTTGTAACTGACCTACCGTTAATCCCACTGCTTCTGCTAAAGCTCTTTGTTGATGGGGTGCCATTTTATTAAATTTGTCTAACCCACCAACCTGCTTCATTACTTCTTCCATAGCTCCAGCTTCATCACCTTGCATAGCTAGCATTCTAGCTTTTTGGAAATTAAGGTCTAAACCTGTAATAAGCTGTGCCTCCATTTCTTTTTCTATAGAAGTTTCAAAGTCTAACAAAGCGCTAGATACTTTAGTCATATCATCTAATGTTAAACCTAAACGTCTAGCAGTTACTGCTGATTTAGCTAATTCATCAGCTGAACCACTAAATGATGCTAATGTATCTCCGGATGCTGAAGCAATATCTTGAAAAATAACTTGTGGATTTAACCCAGCTTGCTCTGACATTTGATATGTCATTTTAGTCATATTTACAGCTGCTTCATCTGTCATTCCACCAACTATAGAGAAGTTATCTAAAACTTTAGCCGATTCTTCATCACTTAATCCTATAGATAGTTTAAGCTCCGCCATTGTTTTTACCAATTTACCAGATACATAATCGATCTTACCAAATTGACTTTCTAATGCTACAATAGCATCTACAGAACCTTCTAAACTTGAAGAAAAGCCTTCACCCATTTCATAGAAACGTTTTTTAATTAAATCAGCTTTCTGCAATATCTTATCTTGAAACGGTCCAGCTCCAGCTAATTTTTTATTAACTCGATCCATCTCTTCAGCTAGTTCATTTCCACGCTGACGCATAGTTTCAAATCGTGATAGGCCTACTGCTAACAGTCCAGTAAATAAAGTCAAAGGATTGGTAACTATATCCTTAAGAGTACTAAATATTTGACTTGCTGCACCACCTTGATTCTCCATAAGGTCGGTTATACTACCTTGTATCTTCTCGATACGTTCATTCATCTGTTCTTGCTTGGAGAGAGCTTGATATCCCTTTTCCATAGTTTTTAAACTTGCTAGTCGCTGCTTTTCCTGTAGATTAAGATTCTGTATACCTGTAACCTGCATTGCACCGATTTCTGCTTGAATACCTCTAATTTTATCTTCAAAAGGTACAGTTTTTTTACGAAAATCTAATAATTCTTTACTTTTTTTAGCTACACCTGCTGCTTCTTGGTTATATGTTTCGTAATCTGATATAGTAGTTTTAAGGATGTTAGATTCTTCTAACGATAGATCTCTTGTAGCTTGCTTTTGCAATGCAACTATTTTTACTTGATTAGCCATAAAGCCTAGATTATCAAGCATCTTTTTTTCAATACCGTACATCTGATCTATTTCACGGCGTTGATTTTGCTGTAAAGAAAATATGGATTCCATTTCAGATGATATATCTACTAACTGAGCTCGTTTTTTTCCATAAAAATCCAACTCAGACTTCATATCAGCTGATGATGGGCCTGTGTAGTCTTGGGATGAGTCAGCTAGAGGGCTAACAACACGTCTTCCTTGATTTGCTTTCTTTTTAGCCATAGAATACTACTATATATCTCGACGAAGTCTATCTAGTTCATCTTTATCAAATAATGGATCACTATAATGTGATTGCTCTATAGATTTATTAAGAATATCTACTCTTTTTTCAAGATCTTTAGACATCTTATAAAGCTTAGGGTCAGTCTTTATTTTTTTATAATAAAGTAGTTTTGCAGCAGTATCTTTACCTACTAACGTTTTAAGAAGCCAGCTAAAAGCGCCTTCATTTATCTTATATTTTTTTGAATTGTCCATAGTATCCCCTTTACATAGTTTCACATATATAAATATGAAATACCTAGAAAACCTACTGTTTTACTTTAGGGGGTCCAAAAACTTCTGATTTACCTGAATTGTGATTATCTTGCTTTTTTTGATCTTCTACCTGTCTGTTATTAATCTTCTCAATCTGCTTGAGATAGAACGTACGTAGATACTTAGGCATGTTGTAAACCTGATCATGGGTAAATCCACCTTTACCGTAATAACATAGCATGAAAACTTCTTCGTGTATAAGTGGTCTATGACTCGGAGCTAGGCCAAAAAAACCCGGTGTCGATAGGCATATCGACGTTCTCCGTGTGACCACAAGCTTCGCATTCGAAGTTGAATTTAGTTATTACATCTGGAGCAGCTTCTTTCATTTCATTACGTAAAGCTAAAGAATCTTGAGCAAATAAATCATTATCTACATACTCTCTTATTAGTTTAGTATCTCTATTACCGTCTACTGCTAGTATTTGATGCTTTAATCTTGTTGTAAGATTTTTACCTGGACCTTTTTTATTAGCAAATTTAGCTAACCCTTTCATTTCACTTTCTAATGATTTTTCATCTCCACCTGACATTATTTTATATGTAATTGTGTTTTTAGATAATGGTAATTGGAAGTCAAATTCATTCGAATATTGCTTGAATTTATCGAAAGCTATTTCTTTGTTGTTTAAACCAGTTAAATCTATTTGTAATTTATTTTTTTCACCACATTTAGGGCAGTTGAGATCAATATCATAATCTTTACCATAACCTAAAATTCTAGCCGCAATCATAATAGCATTTTTATCACCTACTAGTATATCATCATAACTAACATCAGTTACTAATAAAGCGTTAATTAAGGTATCAATAACTTTACCTTGTCTAATAAGATTTGCGGAAGTAAGAATATCTTCTTCTCTTGCAGTCATGTATTTTAGTTCTACTTGACCAGAAGCTAAAGGGTGGTTTTCTGGATAGAACCACCCTTTGCTCGGAAGATCGATAAATTCGGTTGGAAATTTCTTTTTGTCTGTTTGTTTAGCCGTAACTTTACTGTTTTCGCTCATAACTTTTTTCCTCTATTTTAATTTAATATGTGTCTAATAATATATTAGAACTGTAGTATTGCATAGTCGTATGCTAATGTAATTGAAAGCATAAGCGCTGAATCTGTACTCCAATCTAAACTACCTTTAGCAGTTGATTGTACATAAGCGCCTTTCAATGTCCATTCTTCGACTTTATCACCTACAGGACCTAACACATTAAAAGTAATGTCCTTTTTGTAGAAATCAGCATATCCGTCTCGACCAGTAACAGATTCGTGTGATAATCTAACCCATTCCATTACAGCTTGTGCTGCTGATGGAACTACTGGATCATATAAATCACATGTAATTGTACCCCAATCAGCTTTACCTTTAAGTTTACGTTTAACATTGATATGATCTAATGTTACGTCACCAAAAGTTACTGATGGTCTGTCGATTTTTTTAATTAAATATGCAGGTATACCATCTATATACATGATAAACCTATTCTGCGTTTTCGGCTCAAATGCCGTGAACATTGCTTCTGTTGGGTCGATTAATTGTGCCATTTGTTCTCCTCGTTTATTCTGTTTCTACATATATAAGTATGTAGTTATATAAAAAGTATCCTTTTTTTCTGTTATTATTCAGGGAATACCGCTCCTGTTGGTAAAATATTAAAGTCTAGTATAATAAATTCTGCTGATTTAGCTGGTTGCAAGAATATTTCACCGATCATTTGATTTCTATCAATTACATCAGCTGTGTTATTCGAAGCATCCATTATTACTTTGTAAGCATAAAGACCTTGTCTTTGTTGTACACTTTCAAAATATGGATTAGCTATATTTAAGAATCGCTGTCTAGTAGCAGATGTATTGTTTTCAAATACAAGGAACTTAGTTGCTGATGCAATAAATTTCTTCGCTGCTATTAATAATCTTCTTACGTTAATTCTATCTAAAGCAGATGGTTTAGCTTGAAGTGTTTTTTGACCCCATATACAAATTCCTTCTTTGAAAGTTGCAATTGGATTAACTCTTCCTTCATATAAATCATCTCGTTCAGCATGAGTCAATCTAGTAGGTACATCTATAGCTTCCGTTAAGATACCTCTATTAAGACCTGCTGGTGCGAACCATTCAAACGATACTTGATCGTTTTTAGATATAACACCTGCCATTACCGTTGATGGTGGTACCCATACTGGTTTATTTTTATCAGTATCAAGTATTTTAACCCATGGCCAGTATGTAGCTGTGTAGTTAGAATCTAAAGATTTAACTGTATTAGTTACCGTTGATATAGTAGTTGTATCATATCCTACTGCATCCATAATATATAAAGCGTCACCTCTGTTCTCACAAGTATTTTTAGCATGAGTTGTAACTACTGAGTGTAATCTGTGATTGACACCTGGAGTTACCATTAAGTTAATATCATACTCATCTGGATTAGATACCGCGTTTATAGCTCGTTTAAATGCTTTTGAACCATCTTTCTCTGCAGTTGATAAATCAAATCCTAAGAAGTTAGTTGCTGTAATATTACTATCTCTTGCAATATAACGTGCTGGATTTAATCCGTCAAATCCTCCTTGGAATGGTACAATGAATTTCTTAGTAGATAAATTAATTGTTGTTCCATCTGGCGTTATAGTATCACCTGCTCCTGAGTCTAATGATGCAGAAGGGTGTTGAGCACATTCAGAAAGATTAAAGTGTTTGTTAGAACCTACTGCACTGTTATCACTTAAAGGTAATAGGTAATTATAGTTATCACTATCAAGGTAGTCAAATCCATAATGTATATTTTTATTATATACGTCATCTGCTACTTGAGATTTCTTAGTAAAGTGTGTCATAGTAACACCAGGTTGCGTTTCTGCATTTGTATGACCTACAAATGATGCAGTTGGTAAGTTACCGTGGTTAGCATGTAATGGTTCCTTCAATGCTTCAAAGCCGAAAGGTACTAAATCAGGTGATACACCTTGATCTTTAACTTCTTCTGGTACTTCTACCCATACATGATTTGATAAGTTTGGATAGTCACCAAATACTGTTACTTTACCATTTGCGTCAATTTCTTGATATCTATCACCAATTACACGTGCAATAAAGTTAGGTGAATTAGGATCTAAAGTTACATTGTTATACTGCTCTACTATATGTGGTCGTAAATCTTTATCAGTTGATTTAGCATAAGGCGTATTAGCTGAATGTATAGTACCATCTAAGTCTACTCTTCTAATTGCTATTGAGAATGTACCATAATCACTACCTGCTACTGCATTAGGTGCTTTAACATTTGATATAGCAACTTTATACTGATAATTACAAGAAGCACCATGAGATCTAGTATGGAATCTAAATAATCTAGTTGTTTTAGCTGCTTTATATGAACCTAAATTTTGAGATACGATAAAAGGTGTTCTTGCTTCATATCCATTTTTAGATGAATAAGCAAATGCAAAGTCATCTTGAATATTAGTTGCAGTTACAGTTAAATTAGCATTAGCACTAAATGATCTAGATGCATAATTTTTAAATAACATGTAATTGTATACTGGCTTATATCTATCTTTTGGAGTTATTCCAAATACTTTACCTAACCACTGTTCTGAAGTTGAATCAATAGAACCTGAGTAAGTTGTATTAGAAGTTAATATATTGTTTGTATCTGTATGACCAGTTGTAAAGTTAGTAGTAGCTGTATAAGTTGCTACTCCGTCTCCAGCTGCATCATCAGTTAAGTATAGTGTAAATGACTGACCGTCAATTGAACCGTTAGTCCATTTTTGTATACCATGTGATGGTTGTACTATCGAACCTGTAGTATTTGCTGCTCCTGTTCCAAATCCATTTGTTGGAGCTGCTACATCACCTGTAAATTTATTAAGAATACGTACAGAATTTGCTTTGCCGCTGTTAGTATCAGTAATATCTTTATATGCACTTCCATGTGATCCAGAAGCTGCTAGAGAAGCAGAGAATAATGTTACACCTGATACTCTACTTGCAGTTACTGAGTTAATTGCATTACGTATTACGTTAATAATGGATGCTGAAACTGCACCGCCTGCTGCTGCAGTTGCTGGTATAGTAATTTCAGTATTAAATACTGTTCCTGCTGTATTTAAAGCTGCTTGTGCATTTGCATTATTACCATGATTTTGAGTACCTATACCGATAGAACCAGTAAAGTAGAAACCGTATTTTTGATTAGCTCCACCTGCTGGATCAGGAGATTCAAGTGCGAAGTAAGCTTCTGCAAATGATTTAGATAAAATAGAACCTGCACCGTATAAATATAGATTAGTCTGTTCTGGTGTACCGTCGTTAAACTTAACTCCAAATTGTGCATCTGAATCTACTTGTGTTGGGTGTAATACTGCCCATGTATTACCTGAACCACCTGCTGTTGCAAGATTACCTGAACCTGATTCAACTGCTTGAATACCGATAAGGTAAGGTGTGTATCCAGTTAAACCAAGTGTTCTAACTACTGTTACTCTACCTGCACTCTTCAAATAAGCTTCAACTGTATACGGAACATAACTATCTAAAGTTTTAGGTCCAAATACAGCTTCAAATTCTTTGAATGATTCTATAATTACTGGTTCAAACGCAGGACCTTTCACTGTTGGACCAACTATTGCTGCTCCTATTTGAGTGATCCCTGCTGGTAAGAAAGATAAGTCTCTTTCTCGTGTAAATACACCTGGGCTAACTATTTTTTCTGCCATTTTTTCTACTCCTAGAGTTTATTTTTAATTCTATTCAGGAAACGCTGCACCTGTTGGTAAAATGTTAAAGTCTAATACAATGAATTCAGCTGCTTTAGCTGGTTGCAAGAATAATTCACCTACCATTTGATTTCTATCAATTACGTCTGGTGTATTATTAGTTGCGTCCATTATTACCTTGAATGCGTATAATCCTTGTCTTTGTTGTACTGATTCTAAATATGGGTTTGCAATGTTCAAAAATCTATTTCTAGTTGCTGAAGTATTGTTTTCAAATACTAGATATCTAGTAGCTGATGCAATAAACTTCTTAACTGCGATTAGTAATCTTCTAACATTTACTCTGTCGAGTGCTGAAGGTTTACCTTGAAGCGTTTTTTGACCCCAGATACATACACCTTGTCCAGGGAATGTAGCTATTGGGTTTACTCTACCTTCATATAAATCATCTCGCTCTTCATGAGTTACTCTATCTGCTGTTTCAATTACTTCAGTTAAAGAACCACGATTTAAACCTGCTGGTGCAAACCATTCGAAAGCAACTTGATCGTTAAATGCTATTGCTCCTGGAACTACTACTGATGGTGGTACCCATACTGGTTTATTTATGTCTGTATCTAATATTTTAACCCATGGGTAATAAGTTGCTGCATAATTTGAATCAAATGCTTTAACTGTATTAGTTACTGTATTAATAGAGTCACCGTACGCTGCTGAATCCATTACGTAGAATGCATCTCCTCTGTCTTCACATGTATTTTTAGCATGTGTAGTAGTTACGGAGTGTAATCTATGATTAGCACCTGGTGTTACCATTAAGTTAATATCATATTCATCAGGATTAGAAACTGCATTAATTGATCTTTTATAAGCTAATGCACCATCTTTTTCTGCTGATGATAAATCGTATCCAAATAAATTAGCTGCAGTAATATTAGTATCCAATCCTACGAAACGTGCTGGATTAAATCCATCGAATCCACCTTGGAAAGGTATTACAAACTTTTTAGTTGAAAGATTTATTGTAGACCCTGCTGGGCTAACTGTATCACCTGCTCCTGAATCTAATGATGCAGAAGGGTGTTGTTTTTGATCGCTAAGATTAAATGCAGTATTATCTCCACTCGTTGTATCTGAATCTGGTAATGGTCGTAAATAATTGTGGTTATCAGCTTCAGTATAATCGAATCCGTAATAAACACTATTATTATAAACATTATCTAAAATTTGAGTTCTTTTAGTTGCAGAATGGTTGTGATGTCCAATTGCTGATGCTGAAGGACAACCTGTAAATCCTGTATCAGGTAAAGGCTCTACTAATGCAGCGTATCCAAATGGAACTAAATCAGGTGATGTACCTTGATCTTTTACTGATTCAGGAACTTCTACCCATATATGACGTGATAGATTAGCATAATCACCATAAATACTAACTTTACCATTAGCATCAATTGCTTGATACTTGTCACCTATTACTCGTGCAATAAAATTAGGGGAGTTAGGATCTAGTGTTAAATTGTTAAATTGTTCTATAATTTCTGGACGTCTATCTGAATCACTAGATACTGCAAATGGTGATAGTTGAGCATTAATTGTACCGTCAACATCTACACGTCTTAATCGTAGTGAGAAGGAACCGTAATCACTTCCTGCTACTGAACCTGCTGCTCTAATATTATCAACTACAATTTTAAATTCAAAGTTAGTAGCTGTACCATGTGCACGTCTATGAACTCTAAATAAGTCAGTAGTTTTACCACCTACTTTTTGTGAAGTAATAAATGGTGTTCTAGCTTCATATTCATTCTTATTAGTACTATACCCTGTAGTTAGATCAATAGTCTTTCTACCTCTTGTAGTTACACTTGTAATACCTTCTGCAGACGAAGCTGCGTTAGATCTTGATGCATGTGTACCAAAGAATAAGTAAGTATATAAAGGCTTTTTTCTATCTTTAGGTGTCTTACCAAATACTTTAGTTACAAAGTTAGCTGATGTTGGATCTAGAGACATTGAGTATGCAGTAGCACCTGTTTTACCTCCTGTAAGATTTTCAAATCCAGTGGATGCTCCAACTAAATCTCCTGTAATACCTACCGCTGTGTTAGTAGATGCATTGTAATCTGCAGCTGAAGCTGATAGATAAAATACAAATCCTGATCCAGAAGTATCATTTACTGAACCTGATATTACTGTAAATTTAGCATCTTCATCTACTATAGACGGATGAAATACTGCAGTTGTTTTACTAGTTGCTGTAGCGTGAGGACCATAATTAGATACAAGTTCTGCTACTTGAGCAGTATAACCTGATAATCCAAGTACTCTAACTACAGTTACTCTACCAGCACTACGTAAATATTGCTCTATAGTGTAAGGTACGTATGATTCTTTAGTTTTTGGACCAAATACTGCTTCAAATTCTTTGAATGATTCAATAATAGTTGGTTCAAATGCTGGTCCTTTTACGGTTGGTCCAATTACTGCAGCACCTATTTCTCCAATAGCTGCTGGTAAGAAAGATAAGTCTCTTTCTCTAGTAAATACACCTGGGCTGACGATTTTTTCTGCCATAATTAGCGACTCCTACTTTTAGTTATGATTGGGCTGGCTTAAATTCTCCTGACTGCGGATCTAATGTACCTGCACCATACTTTTCGTTTAATTCTTTAACTAGTGCTCGTTCTTGTTGCTCTAAGTCAATAATTTCTTTTTTTAATGCTACCTCAGCTGCGTTTGCTGTGTCAAGCTGTCTTTCCAATTGGAATTTTTGAAAGCTTAACTGTCCAAATAAAGCTGTTTTTTCTTGATACGTTTTTTGAACTTCTTGTATCTTGTTCATTTCTTCTTCTGTGAACTTAATTGTTTCTGACATAACTGTACTCCTATATATTTTTTATTAAATTGAACAAACCACTCCTATTTGTGGTCCATAATAAATATGGAGATTACCGCTCAAACACTCTATTACCTAACTAGATTTAACTGATTACGGTAGTAAAATATCCTACGTAGCTGTCTTCTCCTGCAACTGTTACTATCATAGCAGTATTGGCTGGAACTGAAGCTGCACTGTCTTGTGTTAGAGGTGTTATAGTATCTCCAGAGTGTGGGAATACCTTTAATGCAGATCCTGCTTTGTTTTGTAATGTAATAGTATGTCCTACTGTAAGAGTTGCGGCTTGTGGTAACGTTGCTGCTTTTGTAGCATCAGCTCCAGTAATAACTTGATGACCGATGCTAGGTAAATCTGCCCCATTTGCAGCGGCATTACCAGTTGCAGCTATATTTGTTGTTTCTAATATTTGATGACGAGCAGTCATACCACCACTTGCACTTATATGACCAGACGCTGAAATGTGTCCTGCAAAATTTGTACTTGTGTATGCTCCTGCTCTACCTACTGATCCTTTAGTTACAGTATCGTTATATGAAAAACGTAACAACCCTGTTGAAGTATTATAATCGAATAAATTAAGGGTATCTATTTGGTAACTATTAGCATTTATAGTACCACTTGCACTTATATTACCTGATGCTGATATATGGCTATCAGCATCTATAGGACCTACAACACCGATTCCTGCAGGAACATTTACTAAAATTATTTGATCATTATTAGTATTGGCAATTGCTGGTGTTGTAACCTGTGATGATGCAACAATATTATCTCCTGTTAATATTCCACTTGAACTTATATTACCTGAGGCTGTTATATGGCCAGCTGGTCCGTTTATATAAACTGTAGAACTTCCAAATTGTGCATTATTTGCAAATAAAGTTCCACTTGCTGTTATATTACCTGAAGCAGATATGTTTCCATTGAATTCATGTTGAGTAGCAGTATTTAAACCTGCTCTTACACTTCCATATACTTGTAAAGTGTGTGAATCATCAGCAAATGTTAAACCATTAGAATTAGGATTAATGTTAAGAGTTTTGCTAGTATCGTTACCTTGACTCATGTATATAGCTTCAGTAAATATATCACCACTTGCACTTATATTACCTGAGGCTGTTACATTACCTGATGTATCTAAAAATAATCCTTTTGAACCATCGGAACCAGTAACAAAAATGTTAACTCCTGCTGCTTGATATGTAGGATGGTTTGTTCCTAAATTAAGGGCCCCTCCATCTGTTATAGAAAGTATAGGCTTTCCAGTCCCAATATGATAACCATCGTTTATACCAATAGGTGCATGAAAGTCAGTTGCAAAAATTTCACCACTTGCACTTATGTTACCAATTACTTCAAGTTTTTCTCCTGGTGTAGTTGTACCAAGACCTACCTTACCTGTACTACCTTGAACTACTAGTGAATCAGTAATACCTTCTGATGTTACTACAAAATCGACATCATCTGCTCCACTACCAACTGTAATTGCTGATGATGTTCCATCTTCTCTCATTCTAAACATCTGTACGTTACCGACAGTGTATATCATATCATCATCGTCAATAACCCATTTAGTATCTGTATCACCGTAATGTGCCATAGTCCATGCATCTGTTGCATTTTCTTGTCCTACAAACATTGGACCTTTTATAGTTGTTGTATTACTTGAGCTTACAATTAATGAACCTGTTACTCTAACTGAACCAGAAACTTCAAGTGTTGAGTTTGGAGTATATATTTGACCGAAAGCAGTTTTAAAGTCTGCAATAGTATTACCTACTACCATAGAGTTACTAGCACTAACTCTTGCGCCTGTACCTAATGCTATCGAGTTATCAATTGCAGCTGTACCGTCTTGATTAGTAGGTGCGTCTGCTCCTGCACCTATAAATATGTTAGAACTACCAGTGGATAA